ACGATCCTGTGGAAAAACTGATCAAGGATGCGGTACAGATATCATTGACCAAGGACATGGGCACAGACTACTGGGAAGATCCTCGTGCCAGGATCAATCGTTACTTCAACTCCGGTGGCCAGGTATCAACAGGGTGGCCGCAACTGGATCGCTTGCTGTATGGTGGATTCAGCAGAGGCGAACTCAACATATTCGCCGGCGGCTCAGGATCAGGCAAAAGTCTGGTGATGATGAACATCGCACTAAACTGGTTGCAGGCCGGGCTCAGTGGTGTATATGTCACACTTGAACTCAGCGAAGAACTGTGTGCCTTGCGTACAGATGCCATGCTTACTAATGCATCAACCAAAGACATCCGCCGGGACATTGACACCACGGAACTCAAGGTCAAACTGGTGAGTAAGAAAGCCGGGCAGTATCGCATCAAAGGATTTCCGGCACAGAGCAACATCAACGACATCCGTGCTTATCTCAAAGAAGCACAGATCCAGACTGGAATCCGTGTGGACTTTGTGATGATCGACTATCTGGATCTCTTGATGCCGGTGAGTGCCAAGGTCAGCCCCAATGATCTGTTTGTAAAAGACAAATATGTGAGCGAAGAACTGCGTAACTTGGCCAAGGAACTGGGCGTGCTCATGGTCACGGCTAGCCAGCTGAATCGATCGGCAGTGGAAGAGATTGAGTTTGATCACAGCCATATTTCTGGTGGTATTTCCAAGATCAACACAGCAGACAATGTGTTTGGCATCTTCACAAGCAGGGCCATGCGTGAGCGTGGACGCTACCAGATACAGTGCATGAAGAGTCGTAGTTCCACAGGTGTGGGGCAGAAGATCGATCTTGAATACAATATCGAAACCATGCGTATCACCGACGCAGGCGAAGAGCAGCCACAGGGTGCGTCAGGATTTGCTAAAAGTAACATATATGAAAGCATCAAGGCCAAGAGCCGTGTGGCCGATGCTGACGTCAATGAAGACACAGGCAAGGTCACAGCAGAAGTACAAAGCAACAAACTCAAGCAATTGTTGGGACAAATAAAACAGACATGAATATCACTCTTATCAATAAAATTTATAAACACCTATGATTAATCCTTTCTGCAGATTGTTATCTAATGGATACTCATTTAGTGTCAGTAAAAAATTAGGTGGACTTACACTATCTCCTTGTTGCCTTTTTACATCAAAGATAAAATTTGATACATCGGAATATTATCAAAGCAAAAAAAATTTTAATAATATCACTGGTTGGACAGAAAGTTGCCATCATTGTCACAATTTAGAAAAATCTGGTCAACAAAGTTTACGGCAGACAGGTAAAGATTGGATCTCAGATCATGTAACAGAACAGTCAGCAGTGATGATAGACATAAATCTAGACATTGAGTGTAATGCAGCCTGCGTGATATGTAGTGATAAGTTCAGCAGTTTATGGCAAAAAGAAAATAACAAGTTGCAGGGTTTTCCGATAGATATAGAGAAGTCTACTAATCTTGTAGATGATTATATACAATCTATAACAAATAATGTGCCGTTAAATGAAGTAACCTATGTAAAATTTTTTGGTGGAGAACCTTTGTTTACCGACACTCATCTGAAATTTTTAGAAAAAATACCTTATCCAGAAAAAGTCACAGTTCATTATACTACCAACGGTAGCATTTTTCCAAAATCTCATGTGATAGATGTATGGCAAAAATTTAAAACCATTGTTTTTGCTGCCAGTATAGATGGAGTTGAAAAACAATTTGATTATGTGAGATGGCCGCTAACGTGGGACAAGGTCAGCAGTAATCTCATCAAACTAAAAGAAGCTTCTTTGCACAATGTAATGTTTAGGGTAGAATTTACTGCTAACTTTCTAAATACTTTCTATTTTGATCGGCTGGAGCAATGGATAAAAAATAATTTTTCAAGCAATGTTTTTGGAGATCCTACAGAGGTTAACATTCATGATTGTGTTAACAGTCCTTTTTCATTGGATCATATGCCAGAAAACTTGCGTTGCTTAATCATGGAAAAGTATCCACAAAATCATGTCATACACGGTCTAGTGAAGAACCTTGCAAACAATCGAGACCTTGTGGAATTTTACGATTTCGTATATGTCTGGGACGTTCGGAGGCAGTTACACTGGCAAGATTGTTTTTCTGAAATAGTCGATCATATTTCCAAATCATAAATTTGGATATCACGCAAACATGAATTTGATATGTTTTCCGCACTATACTTGTGGTGGGTTGATGTGCGATTTATTGTCTAATACATTTTCTCCGGTTGGAAAAAACGGAGGTATCGATTCAATTTTGCACAGGATCGGCAAGATTGGAGATTCAGACATGGTGTTTGATCAATTTGATATTGGCACCTTTATAAACAAATTAAAAAAAATAAGTGCTGGACAACACCAGTGGGTTGGAACTCATTGTTGGCCGGGGAATATTGATTTAGATTTTTTAGATAAAATCATTGTCATCACCACTTCTACATACCGAAGCAAGATTTATAGATGGGTACGTGCTTATCACCATTACTTCCTATCATCTAAACCGTGGTTAGAAGTTCAAAAACAACAACGGATTGACAAAGAAAGAGAAACCGCAAAAAACTATCTTGATCCTTTTCGTCCTGTGCATTCACATAAAATCATAAATTTAGAATTTGCTGAGGTAGTAGAAAATCGGCAAGAATTTACCACTTTGATAAATGATTTAAATCCAATCGCAGATATAGATTTGCACATGGATAGATGGCGAGCACTGAATAAATTTTTATATGACAAAGAAATTTGGTCAAGCGACCCTTGCCAACGTTTTTATGAAGCTGAATTAGAAACACAACATAATAGATTTTATGTCTATGAATAAAATTTATTGTTTGGGAGATGGATATGCACATGGGCATATCTGGCCAGAATGGCCGCAAATTCTCCAAGTTTTATTGCCCGATTACGAGATCATCACTGGCACTGGAGTTGGGGCTGGCAATGAGTTTTTGATTGACACCCTGTTGAATTTTGATTGTCAAAATCAAATAGTGATTTTTCAGTGGGCACAACCGTACAGATTTGACAAGTTACTGCAAGACGAACAATGGAAAAATCTTGCTGCACAAGATCCTGTATATCATTTTAATTTTGAAAACAATGCATCAGGAACTTGGTGGCTGTCTAGCAATAGTCAAAATGCAAGGATACAGGAATATCATGAGTTTTTTATACAAAATCACCAAGCAAATTTACGATTAGCGTCTCAGAAGACATTGGTAGAAAATTATTTGCAAAACAAAAAATGCCGTTATTGGTTTACAAGCACACAACAGCAAGAGAAATTTTGTAGATCACATCCCGACAAAATACGACGTGGAAGTGAGATCCAACCCAGTCCAATCATGCATTTTTATTTTGTTGTTGAATGCATCCGACCCGCACTTAATCTTACTGTAGATAGTCAATTGCAAAGTGCTACATATGCCTTGATCGCACAGCATGAATGGGCGGCTTATGATCCAGATCGCGAGTCAATCTGGCAAGAAATCTGTGCGAAAATACATTCCATATACAAAACAACAATGAATAAATAATCCAAAGGTTCAGGCCCGAGATGCAAAAACGCACCCGCAGCATATTAGAAGAACTAGATGCGATATACGTGGAACGCCATGAAGATCGTGATCGCCGCTACATCATCGAAAGCCGGGCATCAAACGTGATAGCCAGTGCTGTGCGATTGGTAGAACAGATCGAAGCAGCATATCCTGCTGATCAAGCAGAGAATCTAGTGCGTAAACTGCTGAACGCCATACGCACCAAGGACGCGGCCAAATTCGCCCGCACAGTGAGAAGAACAGATGCAGATCTATGAAGTAACACGGCCACCGTTACATGAATCAGTGCTGGGTAACATGCTGGGTGACATGTTTTTTGGTGCTACCGCTGCGGGCATCAATGCTGTGCGTGGGTTGCTGACCAAGGATCCCGAACTGATGAAATTGCCTTTAGATCAGCGGGTCAAACGCATAGCAGCCTCTGATCAACTGCGTGGTGAAGCCATTAAAACCCTGCAGGCATGGAATGGCCACATAGCACAGATCACCCGGGCCAATCAGAATCAACCGCCCAGCGAAGACATGTACAAACAGGCCATGATGGACTGG